CAGAGTGAGGAACGGGGATACAAACCCTAACTCATTGCTGTCTAGTTGGCCGCGCTGCGCGTTATCTAGCGTGAACCGTGCCGCCATGTCAGCCGGTTACGTGATGGACTCAGTAATCAGATTCGCGCCGATCGTGTAAGTGCCCGCAGTAGCGAATGTCTGGTTTGTGTCCAGTTGCCGCGAGCCGTAAAACGTTCCGCTCGTGGACGCCGACCAGTAACCAAGATGAGTGATTGTCGTGGATCCGGGGACATCAAACACGACCTGGGCACTGTTCTGGAGTGAGCCGCTAGCCGCCGAAGCCCAGGATACGGCTTCACGGGTGTATGGAGAGGCGGATACCTCGTTAGCGCCATTTGTGGACGGGCTGCTCGTGTGTAACGAGACGAACGTCGCGCCGGAACTGAACCCGTTTAGCATGAGGTTCTTGCCCGCATCTACTAGACCTGACATTACTCGTCCTCCTCAATAATGCGGGCGATGTTGCCGTGCTCGTCACGTTCAATCCGCCGCACCCTCGCCTTACCCGGCTCAGGCATAACCACGTTTACCACTGGTTGTGTTTGCTTCATCGCCATCGCCACCGCGTCAGCAATCGACTTGGCTAGCGACGGCTCATCCTGTGTTAACTCGATTCCGTCTCGAGCCGCCTCTTCTGGCAGATCCGCAAGCACCCGGTCGGAGAAACCTCCGATGGAGTAGCCGCGCAACTCTCCCTTAAGGATCTGATCCCACGCGGCTTCATCCCACATCACGCCCAGGAACACGGTTCCTGCCGGGTAGGTGATCTTGCCAATGGACTCGCCCGCCCCGTTCAGCATGTCCACAGTCCACGGTTGCGGCATGGTCATAACCTCGACCCATTCGCCCGCGCGCACGTCCCGGTCATGCTGGAGGTAAATCGTGCGATCTCCGCCCTTAACCCACTCCCAGACCGCTTGCTGCAACTCCTGCGAGTCAGTCCACTCCCCGTGAGCGTCCATGAAATCGGGGACGTAGAGCGGCCCCAGCGTGAACCGCTTGTAAGCCTCTTTACGGAGGAACCTGCCATCCCGGCTAATCGCCTTCGTGGCCGACTCCTGCACCACGCGGGTCTCCGGAATGATCCACAGTTTGCACGCCGCGCCCGGCTCGACCGGCATATTCAGGATCTCGCAGCCGCCCCCACCTTCATAGAACACACAGTTAGCGCAGTTAATCCCCTTATCCGTGAACACGTTATCGGCGGCAGGGATGTAGTGGGCTCCATCCGGGCCGACTCCTGCATCCCACGGGCCGAACGTCTCCGCGATCCATTCGTACTTGTCATACATCACTGTTTGACGCGGGGTGAGGATCATGTCGTCCGGGTCATACTGCTTGTCGGTCTCGAGCCCTGCAATTACGTCACGGGTCCAGGAAACCGCGGGATCTCCGCCCCAGGCATCCCAAGCCACCCTGCCCGCAGACGGGAACCCGTCCTCACCGGCAGAGAACCCTTCCGCCCTACTGTCGCCCTCGTGACGCGCCAGGTAGGAAGCCATCCGGCGGATCGTCTCCTCCGAAACGCCGTCGCCCCGCGCAAGTTGAGCCGCTCGAGCCCGCCCGACATCCGTGAACCCGGATCCGGCGTGCCCTTCCGAGATCCACTCCAGTGCCCGCTGTGCCGCTTCCTGAACTCCCTGAGGCGGCGTAAACGTCTGCTTAAGGACCTGGGGGATCTCAGCGTCGTCCTCGTTTACGCGGCGCCACGCTGCAAGCACCTTGCGTCGCACGGACGGCAGATCCTCCGCAGGGATCTCCACACGGTTCCCGCGGAACCCGCCTGGCCCTAGAGCCGCAACCGCCCGCCCGACCTGAGCCGCTGTCTCACGCTCTTCGAGCGAATCCCACAGTCTCAGTTTCCATGTAGACGGCTGTTCAGGGTCCGGAACATAGGCAAACGCCTCGGCAGGGTAGTCCTCCCCGTCCTCCCGCTTAGAAGCCTGCTTATTAAGCGGTTCGATAGACGTGAGCGTTGACATCTTGTGACCGACAAGTGTTTCCGTTCCTTCCCAACCATCAGCGAACTGGCGCCAGATCCGAATGAGGACGGCCGGATCATCCGGCTCCGCCGTAATACTAAAGTCGCTGCCAGGCACCCCTAGTATGCCTTCGGTCATAACATGCTCGATCTGGCCCCGCGCCCTGCCCCCGCTAGAGTTCCACGACACAAACGAGCCCTCACGGATGACCGCGCGAAAGACGTGGATCTGCCGAAGCCGGTTCTCGGCATCCTCGAGAGACGGGTAGCACCCAAACGAGCGATTACCGTCCTCCGAGTAAACGCAGTATTCGCCGCCCTCTTCACGAATGATCTTGCTCACGGACTCCATGGGCAGTTTCTGGATCTGGCCGCCCTGCGCCACGATGACGTACCCATCGCCCAGAATCGCCGCTTCCCTGTCCGGGTACGGGAGTCCCCGCAACTCTGCGAGACGGTAGGAAGCGAGCACACCGGAGGCGTCATCACGTTCCGCAACCATCTGCAACTGGTCGTCAGTGAGCGCGTTAATCCGGTCCAGGAGATCCATGCCCCCCATTGTAGAGCCGTTAGGACCCATGGCGCCGCCGCTCCACCTGCGCTTGCGCGAACGTGCGGCCCGCTAGCCGCTTCTTAAAGTGCGGGATGTTGTTCTGGGGAATCCCGATCCGGTTGCTGGGCGCCAGGACTGCCAGGAGATCCGATTCGTGTTGCGAGTAGTAGCCCGCGGCCTTAATCGCGTCCAGATCCGGGAACACGTCGGCGTGCCGGTCCACCTCAAGATCCAGCAAATGGTCCTGTTTCCCTCCCATGCTGAACACGATGAGCATGTTCTCCGGGAGCGTCTTGCCCCGGACCATGCTGACCTCTTTCGTGTAGGCATAGAACAGGATGTCCTGCATCGCTTCAGCAACGTAAATCCAGCCCTCGAGGTAGGACCGGTTAAAGAAGTCTCCGGAGTCGTGGATCCTGACCGCCTGCCCGCCCACCTTAACCCAGGACTGTGCCCATTCCCCCAGGTGCGAAACGTCCTCGAGCCCTGGGATCTCACGCTTCTGCCCGGTGGGCCTGAACCGGCGATGCCTCAGTTCGGCAAGGATCTTGTGCGGCCAGTCCTCATCCCCTGTTACCAGTTCCAGGTTCGTTAGGTGCTTGCCGCGGACCTTCGGAAACAGGTAGGTGCCGTTGCGGGCGTAACAAAACTTGGCACACGCTCCAGCGTTAGGGCACACGTTAAAGTGGCTTCCGTCTGGGAGTTCGACAACCCAGGCGGGCAGGGTGAAGTTCCACACCCCGTCTTGCTTCATCTCGCGGTTCTGAGTGAGTAGCGGCATGACCCCTAGGCTAGCCGTTACGGTCAGGCGCGCGCCCTCTCGCGGCCGATGACACGCCGCTCGTATTCGGCGTCCAGGTCGCGGACGCGGACGATCTTAGCGCCGGGATAGAGCCCCGTAATGGTGTCGCGGGCAGTGCGCGAGTCGCTCGCGGTGACGTTACGGAGGTACGGCCCGGTGACGTAGGTGCCCCCGGCGGGGTGGTTGTGGCGGGTCTTATAGGTGATCGCGTAGGTGCTCATGCCTGCGACTCCTTATCTGCGATGATCCAGCGGATTGTGCGTAGGGTTTCGGCCTGGTGGTAATCACGATGCGGGGTTCCCGTTCCGTAGTCCACCGCGCAGTACCAGTGCTTATCGCCGTAGAGGGAGTTCTCACTCCAGATACGGTAGGTGGCGTTTATCCCGCGGTAGGTGTATCCGCCTGAGCCCTCGCGGGTGAGTTTGATGCTCATTTCCCCTCCTTTGTCTCAGCCCCTTGCTGATATCCCTAATCTAGCAGGCTCAGGCTGCACGAGTCAAGCGGATCCAGGAAAGTTTCTAAACTTTTTTCGCGACACTCCGCAAAGAAAGTTTCGTAGACGTGTTGACAGGGCAGGCTCACGCTGCTACATTAGTCATATCAGCACCACCGACCAGAGGGGAAACACCATGAACATCACGAAATACCTAGACGCGCTCGAAGCCCATCGCGTGATCGCCCGCCCGTCCGGCGGGGTCGCCCGCCAGATAGCGACCCTCACCAGCCAGGGCGTCCGCTTCACCGAACACGGGAACGCCACCCCCGACGAAATCGCCCGCTGGGCTGCCAAGGTCGAGGGCGTCACCGCAACCACGACTACCTGGAAGTGAGGGGAAACATCATGGATCAGCAAGTAGCCCGCACGCTCCTAGACCAAATCGGCCGCGTCACCGTCCTCGCCGTCTCAGGCGGCCGCTGGAACATCGCAGACAACGGGGCACTCCGCCTCCCAGTCGGCTCCGGCTACCACGTCGAAGTGGACTACAACGAGGGATCCGACGACTACACAGTCCGCCGGGTATTCATCCGCGGCGCAAAGAGGTTCATAAAGGGCAGCGTCGCTAACGTCTACTGTGACGAGATCTCAGAGATGGTCTGGCAGGCACACGCTTTCCGCTCCTACGACTTCCCGAAGCGAGGTGCCGCATAGGCTAATCCTGGTCCGCTATCGCCCGTAGCCATGCGGGCAGGTCAGACCAACGAGACGCTCTAACCGCCGCGCGCGCCGCTTTAATCCGATCTTCTACGCCTAGGTCTGAAAGGTTAATAGCGCGCGCTAACCTGCGAGAGTCATCCGGACTAAGCATCATCCACGCCCATTACTAGAGTCCACAATAACTTTCCCCCGATTAAGCACAATGTAATATTCCTCATCCCCAACCCCAAATCGGATAGCGTCATACCCGCGCGCCGCCGCGAATCTCCCCTGGTCAATAAGCAGTTTCGCCGCGGAACCTTTAAGGCCTCCTACGAAGTGCGCCTCACGCATCTCATCAAATAGATCTTCCCTATTAATAATCCGAGCCCCTGGATCCAGGACCATACGCATGACGTGGTTAGAGTCTGACCGCGCATAGTTAAGCGCGGTGTCGAACTTAGTGGACGTGTAAGTTCCGTTGCCGCTAGTGCCGACGCCGGGGAAGTAGTCTCCCCCACGGAACTGATCCAAGTACGAAAGGGCTTCCTCCGCGTCATCTCCGCGTACCCCGCGATAAAGGATAGGCTGCCCAAGAGCGGCTAGACGATCAATCTCTGCGCCGGGGACTACCTGAGGAAGCGCGTCGAAGCCGTTAGCCTTATAGATCTGGCCTAGCAGGGGATCCGAAAAGCCGTCATAGTCGGGATCGTTCAGCATGGCTTCGCCCCGCGCTACCAGATCGTCCGCATTATCCACAATGTCCTGATAACTGGAAGCGGCCGCTTCCTCCCCTGGCTCCGCTAGCAAGGCTTCTATCTGGGCGTCCAGTTCCTCATCCGTAAGAGCCTGAATATCCTCCGGGATCTCATCCACCAGCAACACGTCGCACCGACAGTTCGGATGCAACGGTGGCTCCCCCACGGAGAACTCGCCAGAGATCGGAACAGTCTCCCCATCCATCGCCGCACACTCATCGCAAGGGTCATCCACGGTCATCCACCGCTTCTCCGCGGCAGGGTTAATCCAGCCTTCCTGGACACCCTGAGACCAAGCCTCCCGGCGCCCTTCATGCGCGGCGCGCAGGATCTCAGTCCGCGCGATCGTCTCCGAACGGTAACGCAGCACCCGTTCGTAATAGAGCCCTGCCGCCTTATCCGCCCCCGCCTCTGCCGCCGAAAGACTCATTCCCTGCGAGATCCGAGACGCATACTCCCGCCCCCACCTGTTCGACACCCAACCGGCCTGTTCGGAAGTGAGCCCGATACTGTCCCGAACCTGCCGCGCGACCTGTAGCGTCGTCCGCTCCCCCATTTGCGCGCTAGACACCAAATCCCGCACGAGAGAGACCTGCCCGTTCGTGACCTCAGTGATCAGCGCACCCGCTTCCCGCGCCGCCCAGAGAGCCGCCTCCGGCCTGTCACGGTCAAACGAGAAACGCGCCTTCCGGACAGGGATAGACACCCGCGACCCCGCATCCAGCAACTCGTTCAGCAACTCCCCCTGCATTAACTCCTGAGCGTCAAACCAGGGATCCATCGGGACACTGTTCGCGACCGTCTGCGCCGGGTCATGCGCAATCCTGTCCGCCAGCCGATCCAGATCCCCCGCGATCTTCCGCCGGGTCGCAAGAGCAGCATCCACGAAATATCGCATCATCCGCCGCTGACTCGACGTTAACTCCGGGGCCAGCGTCGGTGACTTACGGCGTGCCTTAAAGTGCAACACGTCAGAGCCCTGGTGTGCCGTCCGGCAAATCACCCAACTGGCGGAGATGCGACTCGAGCCCGGAGTCCGGCATGATTGCGCCCACCCCGACCAACTTCGAAACGTAGTCCGCGACCTCAGTCAACTCCACGCTCGACACCTGCCCGTATGTAAGCGCAGGCATCTTGTCCGTGCGCATCGCGTTCAGTTTCAGCAAGCGCGGGATAGCGTACTGGTTCACAACCTCCGCGATCGTCTTCGCGATGGAGTCCACCGCCAGCGTCCACAAGTCGATCTTCGCCGTCCCCAGCGCAAACGATCCCACCCGGTCAGACCCAAGCAGGAGGAAGTCTGACAGGAGCGACATCGCAATCCGCTGATCGTAACGCTGGATCACTGCGCCCGTATCGAACTGGCGAGCACCAGAACTGGACAGGAGTGTCAGGTCAAATACGCGGTTGCCCTGCTCGTCATACGCGGCCGGGAACACGATGCCCTCTTGCTCGTTCCGTTTCACGTTCTGGACGATCTCCGTGATGGACTGGAGCACCGCCTTCTGCGCAGGATTCGCCGTGTTCATAAGGTACTCCGGCGGCACGTAAGCCATCGGGAGACCGGCGAGATCCCGCTCGATTCCTACCGCCTCGATCTCCTCGATGCGCCGCTTATAGAACCACGGCCGGTAGGCGTTGCGCAGGAGTGAGTAGCCCTCCGGGTTATTGCGGTTCGTGGTCGTGCGGAAGAGGAAAGCCTTTTCGATGGGGATCCTGTGCAGTCCGCCACCAGAAGGGTCCATCTGCACCATTCCTTGGATGCCGCCCTTCTCATCCAGCATCCATTCCTGCAGAGTTTCCTGAGCGCGCACCGGCCACTTCCGCCACCCGATCCGGTTGTCGTTAAACCTCGAGTTTGTCTTCGGGTCGTCGCTGAGTCCACCGCGGATCTTGTAAACGACCTCATGGAAAGACCACCCGTACACAAGCATCGAGAGGATGTTCTGCAATGTCGCATCCCACGAATCGCTCATGTCATCCAGGCACTCCTGCACGAACATGGCGGTTCGCTCATCTTCACCCTCGACCCGCCACTCGAGCCGCGTGACCACCTTGTCGATTGCGTAGAGCATCGCGCCAATAACGGGATCGTTGTCCCGCATCTCGCGGAACACCTTAAAGCCCTTAACTCCCTGGAGGTTCGGGAGGAACTCTTCGTTAATGGTGCCGCCTGAGCGGCGAAGACCGCTGGAGCCGATCTCGATAAACTCTGCCCGGTGCGACCCAACGTTATCGTCTGGCATCTGCGTTCATCCTCTGCGAAGTGAGAAAGATAGCCTGTGACTCCGTGAACCCGGCCTCCCGTAACGCGAGATACAGTTCGTGGACTGTTACCGCGTAGGTCGCAAGTGGGCTCATCACTCCGTTAGTTTAGCGTGGACCGGGATCCTCTGGCCGTCGCTGTCCGGAGCGACACGCTCCCCGTTCCGCCACACCTTCCCAGCGGCTACCCCGTCGAAGTAAGACTTGCGCGGCCGCACCGTCTCATCACACTCCCGGACGACAGGGCACCGTTCGCAGTGGCGGAGAGCCATCCAGACAAACGGGCCATCCGTAAAGTTAAAGATGTACGGGTCCGCTCCGCGACATGCCGCCTTCTGGATGAGGATATCGACCCGCGCTTTCACAACCATGTTTCTACCCGCTCACCACGGCCAGGGACGGTTGCGACACGCCCTCTTGATCCCGCAGTTCCCTCTCGATCACTGCATGAGTGAACGCGCGCTCGAGCATCACACACAGGCGGGTTAACTCGTCGTCAGGCATCTCGCCAAGGCGTGAGATGTCCCGATTCAGAAGGCGGCTGAGGTCAGTCGTCTTCGTCGTCATCTTCCTCGTCCGAGTAAGCGATCTCGTGAGGGGCCGCCTCCAGCATCCCGTTTATCTTCCAATACGGCATACCTGTCGCGGCAAACGCGTGGAGATCCGGGCTCCCCTTAGAATCAACAAACTCTGCGACGACAACCCAGCCGGTGATGATCGCAGGATCCTCATAGATCTCGCGAAGATACTTCAGCATGGCCGCCTCAAGGAGCGACTCGCCTTCGAGACCGCTCACGTCCACATCACCACCAGCCATCGCTTCAAGATCCATACTCCCCAGGATAGCGGCGTGAGCCGTTACAAGGGGTGGGGCTGGGAGAGCCGGAACGAGGGGGCACCCCGACTCTCCCAGCGGTTGTGGGGATCGGCCGCTCAACCCACACCCTTAGCGGCACATTCACTTCGACGGTGCCGCCTGACTGACCCTACTGTTACATTGTATCCGGTTGCCTCGAGCGCTCGAGCGATCATCGTTCCGCGCATCCGCGGATCATCTAACGCATCCTGGATCGCGTCCCTGTCGTCTTTCGCCATAGATTCCATGGCCTCGCAGAGATGACAGAGGAGTGACCGCGCCGGTTTCTGCGCCGCTAACGCTTCCCGCAGTGATGCCACAGTTACCCCTCCGTGCTGTTAGCCCTCCGGAACAGCCTAGACAGGACACCCTGCTTCTCCGTGGAAGGCGCGCCGGAAGAGGATGCGAGAGCGCGCATCATCCGCTTAACCCGCTTCCGCTCATCCGCGAGATCCAGCCCGTCAACATCGTTCTTCCGCCCGTAGGTCACGAACTTGCCGTTGCCGTCGATCAGGCCGTTCGTCCAATCGAGATGGCGGAGGAGTGCAGGCTTCGGATCCAGTTCGTAAGCGAGCATGATGGCCGCGGTCCCCTTGCGCAGGGAATCCAGTTGCGCTTCCTTCTTCGGCCCCGTCCACGACTCCCCGTAGGTGTGATCGGTTTCGATGCCCAGCGCCACCGCGTTCATGCCATCCACCGGAACACCCCAGGTGTTGCCACTGCGCCGCGGATCGTTCCCGCCCGTGCCTGCATGGTTTGAGAGCCCGGCGGCGATGAGATGCCAGGTACCGGAGGCGTGCTTACCGTTGCACCCGGAACACACCCAAATCGCTCCAGCCGGGGCGATCTCCATGTATTTCATCCACTCCAAAGCGCCAGGCGAGTC